AGTTCTGGAAATCTATCCGTAAGGAGACAATAACCGTTTTCATTCAAATACGCTTCACCAACGTCAACGGTATTCTTCTTTCCAAGATTGCTATTTTATTTCCAATCATTCCACACTTCATCCGTTGAATTCCATATTCTAGTTTTTACAACCAAAGTGTATAAATACTGAATCGCCACTTGATACTTAATGTCATCCGAAAGTGAACCAATACAGAAAATAAACCATATTGAATCGTCGTTTTTTGGTTTATGCAAAGCTGTACGAAACGCTATAGCAGATTCTCCAACAGGGAGATCATTGCAATCTTTATAAATGCCTGAAGAATAAATCTGTTTTGAGCATATTTTATTGCTATTTAATT